CACTGGACACCCACTACGTTTTAAAGACGCTTCAGGTAGCTCGTACTCCACAGGGGTTGTGGTTACTGGAACTCCAGGAGCAGCAGGTGCTAAAGTTACACTCACTGTTGCAGCTAATGCTCCAGATGCTTTGCGGTATTACTGTACCGTTCATGGGAATGCTATGGGTAATACGATATCAGTAACTAATTCCGCATCTTTAGATATAGGAACTCATAACTACTTTGATAGTGAGAACTTAACTGCTGATACTTCGGTTAATTTTACAAGTGTCCCAACAACAGCTAATTGGAGATACAGTTTCGTAGCAAAACACCAAGCTCCCTACGATATATCTAAGGCTGTTTTCGTGAAGTCAAAAGGTGTGACCAGCGCACCACATGCTATATACTTTAAGCCTGATGGTTATAAGATGTACATTGCGGATTATCCGGGCACTATTAATGAGTACAACTTAACCACAGCTTGGGATGTAGGTACAGCTGCTTTACTACGTAGTAAAAATATATCTTCTTTAGGTACTGAAGTTACAGGTTTATTCTTTAGGGCCGATGGGATTAAGATGTATTCTGTAAATACCTCCAACGAATACGTATGGGAATTCAACCTAAGCACAGCTTGGGACGTTACCTCAGCAACTCAATATAATGGGATACTAATTAGAGCACAAGATGGTAATCCTAATGGTCTGTTCTTTAAACCTGATGGCACTAAAATGTACTCACCCGGTGATGATGGTATGTACATTAATGAGTACAACTTAAGCACAGCTTGGGATTCTTCTTCAGCTGTTTACTCACAGCATTTTTCTGTGGCTTCTCAAGATACTGGCCCTAGTGGTGTAACCTTCAACCCCACGGGTACTATTATGTACTTGTGTGGTTATCAGAACAATAGCGTCTACAAGTACAACTTAAGTACTGCCTATGATGTTACTTCAGCGGTTTACTCGGAGTTGTTTTCTGTAGCTTCTCAAGATACTGACACAACAGGCTTATTCATACACCCACTCGGTATTAAGATGTACGTATTAGGCAACGCCTCTAACATAGTGAATGAGTACGACATAGGATTTATTCCAAAAATAACCTTTCCAGCAACAGTTGTAGGCACAACCAGCACTTTCGCTGCAAACGACAGAGTAACCTACACCTTCGTTACAGCAGACAGTGGATCAACAGTAGACTTAATAGCAGAGGAGATAATCTAATGGCTGGGTACACTGGACCAGTAAACGCTGGAATAACTGCTCAAGCTCAAAGCAAAGAAGTTTTCGCCGTAACTACAAGCACCACTGCATTTAGCTTTGCGCATGACCTTCTGTCACTCCAAGTGTTCCACAACGGCATCCGCCTAGTTAAAAATACTGACTACTCAGCAAATGGCGTTGTAGTCACCCTTACTAATGCAGCAATAAACGGGGACCAAGTAGTATTAATAAGCAACCCTAGTTTTCAAGTGGCAGACGCTTACACTCGGACAGAGGCAGATGCTGCATTTCTAAAACCCGCAAGCAGTCTTAACGCAGCTAAGTTAACTGGCAACATAGCCGCAGCACAGCTAACAGGAGCCTTACCCGCTATAAGTGGTGCGGCGTTAACTGGTTTAGTTGCTACTTTTTCGGGATTAACAGACACAACGGTAGCAACATCAGACCCAACTTTCAGCACCAACCCATCGTCTGGGCTTGGTCACGTTTGGGTTAATACAACTACTGGTTTTATACACGTCCTTAAAGACGCAACTGCTAATTCAAATGTCTGGATTAACGTGGGTAATGGTTCAAATAATATTGAGCGTTTTTCAGCCACAGGCGGGACTAAAACAACCTCTGGTGCTTATACAATTCACACCTTTACTTCTTCTGGTACGTTCACACCCTCTACAACTAATAACGTAGAGTACATGGTAGTTTCAGGGGGCGCAGCTGGAGGCGTTGGTCACGGTGGCGGTGGCGGTGCAGGCGGTTACTTACAGTCAGTGACAGGTGAAACCTATAATGGCACGGCTGGCTCGGCGTCTTTGAGTGTAACGGCGCAAGGCTATACTGTAACAATAGGCGCAGGTGGTGCAAAAGCTAACTACACAGGCGGCGCTCTAGTGGGATATTCTGCGAAGGGTACTAATTCTAGTTTCTCGACTATCACAACAACTTACGGTGGAGGTGCCTCTGGTTATGGCGGCGGTCATCCCGGTGAGGGAGGCGGTTCTGGCGGCGGTGGCGGTGGTTGGACAGGTCAAAATGTTAGTGGCGGTGCGGGAACTTCGGGGCAAGGCAAAGCAGGCGGTCCCGGTAGGTACTGGAACGGCGGTGGCGGTGGTGGTGCAGGCGGTATCGGTGGTACAGGTGCGGCATCGTCTTACGCGGGTGTAGGTGGGTTAGGATATAGTTCGGCTATAAATGGTACAGCTACGGGTCGCGCTGGCGGCGGCGGTGGTGGCGCACATCCAGCCGCGGAAGGCGGTAACGCCACTTCTGGTGGCGGTCTTGGTAACGGGGCAAATAACCAATTTAATAGCACTAAAGCATCTTCCTATGGTACGGCTAACACAGGTGGTGGCGGTGGTGGCGGTGGCGGTAGTTATGCTCCGGGGGGCGCAGGCGCTTCTGGTATCGTAATCATTCGCTATCTAACTTAATAGGAGAATAAAACATGGCGCATTACGCAAAAGTAAATAACGGATTGGTAGAACAAGTAATTGTGGCAGAGGCTGATTTCTTTGACACATTCTTAGACAGTAGCCCCGGCTCTTGGATACAAACATCCTACAACACCTACGGCGGTGTTCATGCAAACGGAGAAACACCTCTTCGCAAGAATTATGCTGGCATTGGCTCAACATACGATGCTGAACGGGATGCTTTCTACGGACCAAAACCATACCCAAGTTGGGTTTTAAATAACGCTAGCTGTCTATGGGAAGCACCAGTAGCACACCCTAATGATGGCAAAATATACACTTGGAACGAAAGCACTACATCATGGGACGCAGAAGGATAAGTTATGACTAAAGCAAGAGACAACGCCGATGGGGGCGCAAGTGAATTTTCTGAATTAGAGGATACAACTGTCTCAACGTCTGACCCTGCTGTTAACACTAACCCGTCTTCTGGCGTAGGTCACATCTGGGAGAACAGGACTTCTGGTGAAATGTATATCCTTAAAGACGCGACTGCTAATTCAAATGTCTGGATTAACGTAGGTGATGGTACTGGCGGGATAAACTATTTTGAAGCATCAGGCGGGGCTAAGACAACTTCTGGTGCTTATACTTATCATGCGTTTACGTCTTCTGGTAACTTTTCAGTTACTGGCAGTAATTCAGTGGAATACCTTATCGTAGCTGGCGGTGGTGGCGGTGGAAACTCTGCTGGAGGTTTAGGATTTTATGGTGGCGGTGGAGGTGCCGGTGGTTTAATTCAATCTAGCTTTACTGCTTCTACTCAGACCTATACTGTGACAGTAGGATCAGGTGGTGCAGCAGGTGGTGGAGCATCAGCTAAGGGTGGCGATGGGACAAACTCTTCTTTTTCAAGCTTTACTGCTGCAGTAGGTGGCGGTGGTGGCGGATATTCTTATGATACTCAGCAGTATCCGTCCGTTGGTTCTGTTGGTGGTTCAGCAGGTGGTGGCGGTGCTGGTGGTACTGGCGGAAACGGGACATCAGGTCAAGGAAATAATGGCGGGAACAACCCATCTGGATTTAGTGGTGGCGGCGGTGGCGGTGGTGCCGGAGCAGCAGGCGACAATGGTGGCAATTACGGAGGTGCTGGTGGTAATGGTTTGAGCTTCTCCGTATGGGCAACAGGAACGTCAACAGGAGATGGAGGGTTCTATGCTGGAGGAGGCGCAGGAGGTGTTGGGCCATCAGCCGGCGGTGCTGGCGGCGGTGCAAGTTCAACTGCAAGTACAGTTGCAGCTAATGCACAGGCATTCACGGGTGGTGGTGGTGCCGGAAATACCGCCACTGCCGGCGTTGGTTCTAACGGCGCATCAGGTATCGTAATCATTCGATACTTAACGTAAGGAAACATCATGTCAGGATATATAGGCACGGTACCAGTACCACAGGCCACCCAAACCCGGGAGGCTTTTACAGCTTCGGCGAACCAAACTTCTTTTGCTACAATAGGCTACGAACCGGGTTTTCTTGACGTTTTCTTGAATGGCGTCAAGCTAGCCGCCGCAGACTACACGGCAACGAACGCGATAAATGTTGTGCTGGCTACGGGCGCAGCAGTTAATGATATCTTAGAAATTGTTGCATATAAGACTTTTAATGTAGCTAATACGCTAGCACCTAACGGAAGCGCCGCCAATCTGACTAACCTACCAGCAGCACAGCTGACAGGGGCCTTACCCGCTATAAGTGGTGCAGCGTTAACTGGTATTAATACTGAACCTTTTAAATTTGCAGCGGTTACTGGTGCCACGCCTTCGTTGAATGTCGGTACGTTTAACTTCTTTGATAATGGTACCTTAACAGCTAATACTACAGTGTCTTTCACTAGCGTTCCTACTAATGCCAACTGGAAATATAGTAGCGAGATTGGTGCTGTAACTGGCACTAATTGGGATGTTTCCACAGCTGTTTTCTCTGAGTTTATAGATATCTCTGCCAAGGAGACCTATCCTGCTGATTTATTCTTCAGACCTGATGGGCTTAAGATGTACGTTCTAGGTAAAACTGGGGACGATGTTACCGAGTACGACCTAAGCCTTGCTTGGGTGCTATCCACAGCGACCTACCTACAGGCGTTCTCAATCTCTACTCAGGAGACAGCGCCTACGGGTCTCTTCTTTAAGCCTGACGGTACTAAGATGTACGTCATTGGTTCTACTAGTGATAATATTAACGAGTACAACCTAAGCACAGCTTGGAACGTTTCCACAGCTTCCTACTTGCGGTTGTTCTCATTGTCGAGTTACGAGGAAAGCGCACAAGGTGTATTCTTCAAACCAGATGGTTATAAGATGTATATCATAGGTAATACTAGAAATAACGTCAACGAGTACAACTTAAGCACAGCTTGGGATGTTACCAGTGCTTCTTTCTTACAGTTGTTCTCAGTAACCCCTAAGGATGGAAACTCTAAAGACGTTTTCTTTAAGTCTGATGGAACTAAAATGTACTTTATTGGGGACCAAAACGAGGTTTTGTTTGAGTACAACCTAAGCACAGCTTGGAATGTTACTACAGCAGTCTACTCAAAGGAGTTTGACGTAGCGCCTCGCACGACAAGCCCTGAGGGCGTGTTCATCAGCCCTGATGGAACTAGGATGTTTGTTACAGATGCCAATAACCCATACCTGCATTCTTATAGGATAGGCACACCAGCAACCGTAACCTTACCAGCAGCAGTTGTTGGACTACAGACAAGCACCGCACTGGGGAATAGGGTAACTTATACCTTCTTCACATCCAATTCCGGAACAACCGTAAACTTAATTGCAGAGGACAAAATCTGATGACCAAAGCAAGAGATGTAGCAGATTTGGGTGGCGGTGTATCTACAGCCGACATCACTGACGCCAATGTAACCCAAGCCAAACTGGCGGCTGAAGCGGTAAACGAAGCCAAGCTGCAAGTATCTAATGCTCCAACTAATGGCTACGCCCTCACAGCACAGTCAGCAGCAACTGGAGGCATGACATGGGCGGAAGCTGGGGGAGACCCTAGTGGCGGCTCTACATCAACTGTTAATCTTGCATCAACAGGCGGAGCCACGTTAACAGGTATTCCCGCTGCGGTGCAAAGGCTAACCGTTATACTTGAGGGCTTTAGTGATGCTGGCAATTCGGGGCTTATGACAGTGTTGGAACTTGGTACTTCGTCTGCCTTGCAAACATCTGGTTATGTTGGGCAGACCGCTGTAACAATAGGTGGTTCATCGTTCACGGCCACCTCATCGGCGGCTTTCGTCGCAAGGGTTGCCGATGGTAATAACGCTAGTGGTACTCATTATGTTAAATATGAATTGATAAGAATGCTTGGATCAAACGATTGGTTTGAAACAGTTTCTGGTATGGGAAAAAACCTAGGCATTATTGGTGGCTCAGGGCAAGTTACTCTTTCTGCTGAGTTAACAAAAATAAGAATATGGTTTTACGCAAGTTCTAGCCCGTATACTACAAACTTTTCACAAGGCACAATTAGATTAAGCTGGGAGTATTGAGATGAGCAGTCTTTTAATAAACGTAATTACTGGTGAAACCACAACAATAGAAGACGGTGTAGCCCCTACGCCAACTGCACAGGATTTTCGCAATCAACGAGATAGCAAGCTCCAATCAGAAGTAGACGTTATTGCTGGCAATGCACTACGCTGGGCTGCTCTATCATCTGACAAGCAGGCTGCATGGGCTACATACAGAACTGTTCTCTTGGATGTTCCACAGCAGGCTGGATTTCCTAACACTATTACTTGGCCTGCAACACCGGAGTAGATTATGCCTCAATCCTACTACGTTGACCCAGACTATTGGATATCTGGATATGCTCAAGGTGACATATTTGATGATAGCGCATTAATTACAGCGCAACTATCTGTAACCGCAGGGGCTGTGCTTCTTTCGAGTGCATCTAGTTCTATAACCTCTGCGCTAACTGTCAGTGCGTTAGCTTCAAGTGTTAAGAATATTGCTGCTTCTATTATTGCAACCTTTAATATTTCAGCAGTTGTTCCAGCCATTAAAGAAACTTCTGCTCAGATTTTATCAGCGCTATCAGTTTCTGCTCTTTTGATACGACTGCAACATACTAGTGCATCTTTTGCATTTTCTGCTATAGTGACTGCAAATGCAAGATTTTTGTGGGAACCAGAACC